GACACGGGCATCACGGGGGACCGCAGCGCTTTGTCTGATGCGAACACCAGCGTCACGGCCTGGCTATCGGGCGGCACAGCGGGGGTTGATTATGCGGTACGCTGCGAAATCGTTACGTCATCTGCCAGGACGGATGAACGCACAATGACGATTCAGGTGAGGGAGCGGTAACAAGGAGTGTCTAATGTCAAGCTATTGTAGTGTTACGGAACTAAGAAGCGAGATGAACAAGACCGATACAGGTGACGATGCCACCCTGACGCGGTTGCTGGACGCGGCTACCAAGAATATCGACCGGGCCTGCAATCGGCCTGACGGCTTTGTCGCCGGTAGCAATGCCACGATTCGCACGTTCAAAGGCAGCGGGGCATCCTGGCAGTGGATCGATGAGTGCGTAGAGGTGACGCTGGTCAGGACCAAAAGCGCACCCACGTCAGCCTATACGACCTGGGCATCCACGGACTGGATAGCCTGCACCGGCGACCCTGACGAGCCGAACTACAATCTGACACCCTACACGGCCCTCTATGTGGACCCCAACGGGGATTACAGCGTCTTTTACGTCAGCGGGCGCTATCCGATGCTGGAGGTGACGGCCAAGTGGGGCTATGCGGTAACGGTGCCGGCCGACATCAAGACAGCGTGTATTATGCAAGCGACACGGTGGTACAAGCGGTTGCAGGGGGCGATGAGTGATTCGCTGGCCTCGGTAGACGCGGGGATCATGATGTACACCAAGACGCTGGACCCAGACATCCGACGGCTGTTGGTGGATGGTCGCTATGTGCGGCCTGTGCATTGGGGGCGGTAGCCTATGAACATAATGACGATTGACGTAAAAGAGCTTGAACGAATCCAGCGGGAGATCGAGGCCAAGGTGATGGCATTATCAGGGCCCGAGATGTTTGCTGCTATGCGGAATGCGACAATGGCAGTTCTGCGTGATGCCAAGATTTTCGCACCAGTGGACACCGGTAGGCTCAGAGCATCCCTTACGCCCTCAGTGGATGACCTGGGCGATGTGATACAGGGCGTCGTTGGTTCTAACGTAGAATATGCACCCTATCAGGAATTCGGTACTGGTTCAAAATTTGGAGTAGCATACCAGCCAAGGCCGGGGCGCCAAGGGGGCAGATTCTATTTATTGCGGGCGCTTAATGCTAATCTGAATCGCTTCAAGAAAATTGTCAGCGCAGCAGTCAAAAGGATAGTTGAATTATGAGCATCACTTTAGCGCAAATCTGTGACGCAATCGAAACGACACTGGCGACGGCGACGACGGTCAAACGATCCGAGTCCTACGATGAGCTGAGTGAGGGTATCCAGGACCAGCCAACATTGCAAGTCTATCCTGAGAATGGATCTCAAAGCCCGCCGGGGGCCACTGACCGCCATACATTTGGCGGCGGGGGTACCGCAGGGCGGCAAACAGAGTTCACCATCCACGCCGACTACTATGCTCGGCAGCGGTCGCACATTGGCGAGGATATGGCGGCACTAGTGGACGGCATCGATGCCCTGCAAGACGTACTAGAGGGCCAGGACCAGAAGCCATACTTTGGCCTGGATGGCCTCAAAGCCTTCTCCTGGCGCTGGGACCGGGTAACGTTCGTCTATGCCGATGTTAACTATATCGGAGCGCGGTTCGTGCTCCTGGTGAGGGTATTTTAGTGCCAATCTATCGAGTGCTGAAACCATTGTCAAAGGGATTCAACAAGGTCATCAAGGCCGGGCAGGTAATCGATCTGAACTGGCTGGACAGTGAGCAACTTGCCAAGCTGGTGCAAGTGGGCGCCATCTCACGATTGCAGGCACCGCCATTACATAAGCTGCCCGGCTGGACGGCGCGGAGCAAGAGGCTGCGCAAGGCGGGCTTTGACGGCGTAGAGGCATTCCTGGAGGCTGATGATGAGCAATTGGCTGAGGCGATGAACCTCAAGGCGCGCACTGTCAGGCGCTGGAAAGAGGAATTGACAATCCGCTATCTAGTCATACCAGAGGAATGGCGGCGGTGATGTAGCCGCCGGTAGCCCCGTAGGGGCAACAACCCCCCTGAAGTGGGGCACAGCAGAATAGAGGCAGTCCGGTAGGAACGCCGCGCAGGTCATTGGGACCATAGCGCGGCGATTTTTATAATCTGAACGGAGGAAAACGAAATGGCACAAACGACAACGCATGTGAACGCCTGTGATGCCAGCATCTGGCTGGATAACGCGGCGGGCACACCAACGGACATCAGCGGGTCCAGCAACAGCATCACGATGGCATTCACCCGCGAGATCGGCGAGCTGCGCACCTTCCAGGTCAAGTGGCCGGTGCGCCTGGGCTGCGGCAAGGATGCCGACTTTGCCCTGCGCGTGGTGTACAGCACCGCAACCGATGAGGGAATGGACATCCTCAAGAACTGGTTTTTTGCCACCGATCCTGGCAGCCGGAGCCTGCACGTCTACATTCCTGACAAGAACGTGGGATCAGATCACTATTATGGTGAAGTGACCATCGCCAGCTTCAACTTCAACGCCGATCCGACAGAGCCAGGTCCGATCCCAGTTGAGGCCAGCCTGCTGCCCGACGGTGCATGGACGCTGACAACTGCCGCAACGTAACGGTGGGCGGTTGCAGAAAACAAAATCTAACCCTGGAGGAGTGGACAAATGAAAATCGAGATCAAGCGGCTTGTGCGGCCGGTATTCCTGCGCGACTATGCGGAGGAATATGGCGACGAAACCATCTGGGTTTGGGTGAACCCGCCGCGTCAACTGCGCCTGGAACATGCTGACATCGTGCAGGATTTCCAGGTCGTAGTTGACGCGCGGGCAGAGCTTGGGGCTGAGCTAGAAAAGGCCATCGAGCAGGCCAAGGAAGAGGGCACCGAGGTGCCCGAGGCGGACCCGGATACCATCGCCCGCATCGATCAACAATTGAACGACTTGAGCGACCGGCTCTATGCCTGGTTTGCGGAGTTGTGGAGCCAGCATAGCGATGAGGAAACACACTGGACCGGCGAGGAAGTCGTCGGCATGGTGGAAGCCTGCCTGGATGCAGACCCGCAGTTGTGGGACTGGATCCAGGATGAAATGTGGCGCCTGGTGCGTGAGCATCGAGAGGGCGTCAAAAAAAAATAGAGGATGGCGGGATACAACTGTTTACGAAAAAGGCGACGAGCGATCCCATGATGGGAGCAATCCTGCTGGCACAGCGAATCAACACGCTGTGCGGCGGGGGCGTTATCGCCCCTTGGGATGTGGACAAGCTGCCCGATGATTGGATCGATACGTTGGCGGGAATAGGCAAATGGCTGTGAGGTAGCATGGCATCAAAATACCTGATCGAACTGATTCTCAGGACGAAAAAAGAGGGCACCGCCGGCAAAGAGGTCGAGAAGGAACTCGATAGCGTCGGCAAGGCAGCCAAGAAATCTGGCGGCATGTTCCAGGGCATCAAGGACAACTGGCAATCGCTGGCAGCCCTGGGCGTTGGTGTTGCTGGTGCCATGATGGCTGTCAGGAAGGCGATGGATCTGGGCCGCGAGGGTGCTGCTGTCATCCAGGCGGGAGAATCATTCGAATTCCTGATGGATAAAGTTGGGGCCATGCCTGGCCTGCTGGATCAGTTGCGGTCATCTAGCCGCAACACAGTGGACGATATGACCCTGATGTCGGCCACGACCACGCTCCTAGCTGGCACACAAGGCGAGCTGGCAACCGAACTGGCCAACGCCACGCCGCGCCTGATGGAGATCGCCAAGGCGGCGAATAAGCTCAATCCCTCGCTGGGCACCACCACCTTTCTGTATGAATCTCTGGCAACAGGTATCAAAAGGGCGCAACCCCTAATCTTGGACAATTTGGGACTTACGATTAAGGTTTCTGCGGCGACCAAGGATTTCGCTGAAAGCATTGGCAAAACTGTCGAGGAACTAAGCGCGGAAGAAAAACAGCTTGCCTTGCTCGAAGCCGCGCTCAAAGCCGGCGACGTGATGATCGACCAGGTCGGTGGAACTACAGATGCTGCGACAGATAGCTTTGACCAATTAACATCCACAATCAAAAACATGACGGATCAGCTAAAGGCAGCGGCGGCACCTGCCTTGAGCAAGGTGGCTGAAGTACTGGTCGCAGTAATCGACGCGATGGATGTTGAGGATGTGCAAAAGTTTGCGGCCGAGATGCGTGATTCAGCAGCATCTTATGAAGAGTATGCCAATGCGGTATTAGACGCGGCGGTAGCAGATCACCAGTTGAGTGAGAAAGAGGCAGAGCTTTACCGGGCGCACTTTATACATAGCGAGTCATTGGAGTCGCTGCAAGAAAAATATGGGGCCGGGGTGCGAGTCACCAAGGAATTTGCAGATCACATCGGCCTAGTGACCGAGGCTCAGCGAGAGGCCACGCGCATCACTGGCGGCGTCCAGGATGCAACTGAGCTATGGGTTGAGATAGAACGTGAGGCAGACGAAAAGACGCGGGCGCTGACCAACTCCCTGATCTCTTATGGCAACGTGATGGCCGATACCGTTCTTGTCACCCATGAGAGCGAAACCGCACTAGAAGAGATGACCCGCCGGGAAGAGGAGGCAGAACAGGCCACCAAAGACCTGGCAAAAGCGCAAGAGGCGTTGGCTGATGCGGTGGACTATGCCCGTTCTGCCTACGAGGGTTTCTACAGTACGTTGGCAAGCGGGCTCATCAACTTGCGCGATCTGGACAAGGCACAACAGGATAGCGCCCAGGATTACAAGGATGCGCTGCGCGATCTGGAATCTAGCGCTGGGGCCAGCTATGCCAGCATCCGCAAGAA